GAACTTGTAGGTGAGCCCTTGCCGCAGCATGACGGCCCACACGAAATATCGTTCGATTTCGCTTTCTCTCATAAAAAAATGTATTGCATGTTCGTAAAAGAAAGTCTAGTGTCCGTCAGTCAACAGTCCACTGAGGTAATCTAATGGCTCAACATTCCAACATCGTCGGCGGGTCCACCGCCAAGCGCGTCATCAACTGCCCAGGCTCCGTGGCGCTTGTCGCCCAGATGCCGCCCAAGCCCTCCAGCGTCTACGCCGACACCGGCACCCTGCTCCACAACGTCATCGCGGACGTGTTGGGCGGCAAGGTTATTGAAGTGCAAGATTTCCTTGGTGCTGTCCATGCGGACGTGACGCTCGATCAAGACATGATCGACAACAAGCTGTTGCCCGCGTTGGCGGCGCTGAACGAGATCGACCCCGACAAGATCATGGAATACGAGACCGAGGTCGTCGTTGGGTTTGGCGATCTGCTGCCCGACGTGTTCGGGTCCGCCGACATCGTCGGTCGCATCGGCGACACGGCGTACATTGTCGATTGGAAGTTCGGCGATGGCGTCGCCGTCGATGTGGAAGAGAATCCACAGCTTATGTTCTACGCCGCTGCGGCCATGCGGACGCCCGCCGCGCAGTGGGCATTCGAAGGCGCGACCAAGGTCGAACTGGTCATCGTGCAGCCGCCCTACGTCAAACGTTGGGAGACGACCCCGCGCCGCATTCAACTGTTCGAGAAGGAGCTGATGCAGGCCGTGAAGGTCGCCCAACGTCCTGACGCGCCGCTGGCGCAGGGCGACTGGTGCCGCTGGTGCGCCGCCAAGGCGATCTGCCCCATCATGACCGGCGCTGCTGACCGGGCGATGGTCGCCGCGTTGAAGAGCGTCGATGTCGCCAGCGTGTCGGACCACCTCAAGATGGCGGACCAGTTGGAAGGCTGGATCAAGGAGGTGCGGGCGCTGGCGATGCAGACGCTGGAGGCTGGCCTGCCGGTGCCCGGCTACAAACTTGTCCCCAAGCGCGCCATGCGCCAGTGGATGGATGAAGGAAAGGCCCTTGACGCCATGTGCGATTTGGGGCTCGATGTAAAAGAATTGACAGAGACGAAGTTGCTGAGTCCTGCACAAGCCGAGAAGGTGCTGAAGAAGCACAAGCTTGCACTGCCTGCGGATCACGTCGTCGCTGTCTCATCAGGCAACACGTTGGCACCCGAGGATGATCCTCGCCCAGCGGTCTTGCAGATCGGCACACAACTGTCTGCCGCTCTTGGTAAACTCGTCTAAGGAGAAAACTAATGACAAATCTTACAGTGTTCGGTGGGGCTAATCTTCCTTCCGTATCGTCCCTTGCGTCCAGCTTGCGTTCGATCAGCGCAGGCGTCCCTGACGGCGCGGGTTCTGTCATCATCAAGATGGACAAGACCGGCCATTGGGTGTTCGGCGCAGAGCAGACCGAGATTGAAGACGACGCTACATGGGCCATCAATCCTTTCAGCTTTGTCCACGGCTATATCGCTTGGGGCGAGGGTGAAGTTCTTGGGGAAAAGATGGTGTCAGTGCAGCAGCCGCTGCCTGAACTTGATGTTGCGCCGCCTGCCGCCAAGCGCGGTTGGGAGGTGCAGGTGGGTCTGTCCTTGAAGTGCATGTCCGGCGAGGATAAGGATCTGGAAGGCCGCTACACCGTCACGTCGGTGGGCGGTAAGAAGGCGGTGCAGCAGCTCGCGCTTGCCATCGCCGCCCAGGTCGATAAAGACCAGAGCAAGCCGGTTCCCGTGGTGCGCCTCAAGAAGGAACACTACGTACACAAGTCCTACGGACGCATCTATACCCCCGTCTTCGAAGTTATTGAGTGGGTCGGGATGGATGGTGCGTCTACGGAACCCGAGGCGGCGGAAGCCGCAGCGGACGATGCTCCTGCTGAGTCGCGTCGCCGTCGTCGCAGCGCGTAAGGAGGAGTGAAAGCGGGCGCCAGTGGTCCTCCCCCCGCTGGCGCCCGTGAGTATCTAAAGCCCATGACCATACTCTGGATTGATTTCGAGACGCGGAGCAAGTGCGACTTGCCTTCGCGGGGCGTGTACAACTACGCCCAAGACGCCAGCACGCAGGTGCTGTGCATGTCCTACGCCTTCGATGACGACGAGGTCGTGACCTGGGTGCCCGGTCAGCCATTCCCCGCCGCTGTCGCCAACCACACCGGCCAGATCCGCGCGCACAACGCTGCGTTCGAGCGCCTGATCTTCTGGTTCGTGCTGTGCCCCGACCACAAGATCCCTGAACCCAAGTGGGAGCAGTTCTACTGCACCGCGGCGCAGGCTCGCGCCAACTGCGCGCCCGGCTCGCTGGAAGACGTAGGGCGGTTCGCTGGCGCGTCCATGAAGAAGGACCACCGCGGTTCGCAACTGATCCGCCTGCTGTCCATCCCGCAGGCTGACGGGTTCTTTCGGCAGGACCAGACGCTGATGGAAGAGATGGTCCGTTATTGCGAGCAGGACGTGCGCGCCATGCGGGCGATCAGCAAGGGTATGCGCGACCTGTCTGCGGACGAGCTGGCCGATTACCACGTCAACGAGCGTATCAACGACCGGGGCGTCCGCGTCGATGTCGCGTTGTGCAACGCTGCCGTGCGCTACGCCACCGAGGAACTGGACGAGATCCAGCAGATCGTGCGTGAGGTGACGGACGGCGCGATCACCAGCGTTCGCAGCCCCAAGATGCGCCAGTGGGTGCTGGACCGCGTCGGGCCGCAGGCGCTGGAATTGATGACGATCTACAAGGACGGCGAGGCCAAGTATTCTATAGACAAATCCGTGCGCGGCAACCTTTTAATTTTGGCTGGAGAAAACCCCGATGAAGTGCCGCCCGATGTCGCTGAGGTCATACAATGTGCGGACGACCTATGGGCTTCGTCGGTCGCGAAGTTCCAACGCGCCGCTAATCTCGCTGATCGAGATGATGGACGAGTGCGTGGGGCGTTTGTCTTTTCTGGGGGTTCAGCAACGGGCCGTGCTTCGAGCTTTGGACTGCAAGTCCACAACTTCCCCCGCAAGTGCGCGAAAGAACCTGAATTAGTTCGCGCTGCGATGGTGCAGGGGGGCGAGATCGTCCCGCAGTACGGCAAGCGCGTCACTGACGTGCTGAAGCAGATGCTGCGCCCGGCGCTGCTGGCCGAGGACGGCAACATGCTCGTCGTCGCCGACTGGTCGTCCATCGAGGCGCGCGTCAACCCGTGGCTGTCTGGCCGGGGCGACGCCAAGCTGGACCTGTTCCGCAGTGGTGAGGATGTCTACAAGGTCAACGCATCCGCTACCTTTCACGTTCCTGTCGCTGACGTGACGGGCGACCAGCGCCAGGTCGGCAAGGTGCAGGAACTTGCCTGCGGCTTCGCCGGTGGCGTGGGCGCGTTCGCTGCGATGGGCCGCATCTACGGCCTGTTGCTGCCCGAGCCTGAGGCCAAGCGCATGGTGGATGGGTGGCGTCGGGCCAACCCATGGGCCATGCCGTTCTGGGAAGGTCTGGAGCGGTGCTACACCGCCGCCATGCGGCACAAGGGGAAAGAGTTTACCGCCGGGCGCATAACTTACTTGTTTGACGGCGTTCACCTCTGGTACGCTCTGCCGTCTGGGCGCGTCCTTTGTTATCCCTACGCCAGACTGGAGGAAGACGGCGTCACCTACGCCAAGGCGGCATGGAAGCCCGCCGCAGACGCCACGGAGTGGCCCCGCGCTCGCCTGTGGCGCGGTCTGGCCTGCGAGAACGTCACACAGGCGACGGCCAACGACATCTTGCGCCATGCGCTGCGGACGTTAGACGACTGGGGTTTTGAACCCGTGCTGCATGTGCATGACGAGATCGTGTTGGAGACCGCAGATCCTGTGGCAGCCGAGGAGGCCATGCAGCGCGCGATGTGTACGCCGCCCGCATGGGCCGCAGGTCTGCCACTGGGGATCGAGACGACGACGATGACACGCTATGGGAAGGGGTAGGACATGCAAGAACAACAATTCTACGACTACATCACGGGGCTGGCCCCGGCAGGCGAGACGGCGCTGCTGGTGCGCCAGAAGCCCGTCATGCGCGACGGTGTGCACCAGACGTTCCTTGATGGTTCGCTGAAGTACACCTGGCCCGCGTACATGCCCACCAAGCCGCGCAAGGAAGGCGAGGCGTGGTATCTCAACACCGGCTCGTTTATGGCGTCACGCTTCCTTGACGGCAAGCCCAGCGCCAGCGCCGCGAACTGTGACTACGTCCTGTGCATGATGCTGGACGACATCGGCACCAAGTCCAAGACGCCGCCCCTGCCCCCGACATGGATCATGGAGACCAGCGAGGGTTCGTTCCAGTGGGGCTACGGTTTCAGCGAGCAACCATCCAAGGGCGAGTTCAGCGCGGCCATCACTGCCATCGCCGAGGCGGGCTACACGGACCCTGGCGCGGTTAACGCCGTGCGAAACTTTCGTATTCCCGGATCAGTTAACCTGAAACCCGGTCGCAATCTCTTTCGTTCGCGTTTGGTTGAATTTCACTCTGATCGCGAGTACACGCTGCCGCAGATCTGCGAGGCGTTGGGTGTTACGCCGGGGGAAGCCGCTACCGTTTCTCATTTAGGGCTCAAGCTGCGCGACACCGGCAAGGATACCGTGCTGGAGTGGCTCAACGACAAGGGTCTGGTGCTGTCGCACGTCAACCCAGAGGGTTGGATGGGCATCGTGTGCCCCAACCACGCCGAGCATACGGACGGCCAGACTGGAGCCCGCTACAAGCCGCTGGATCGCTCGTTCTGCTGCTACCACGGCCACTGCGAGGGTTTCAATACGCAGGCGTTCTTGGCGTGGGTCCACGCCAACGGTGGCCCGCGCGTTTCGCCAGGTCTGCGCGACGAATTGTTGGCTGAACGGATGCAAGAGGCGTTATCAAAAATTGCGCCCACCGAGGCGTTCCCCGACGAGGCCGCCAAGGTCATCGCCGAAGTCGAGCGCAAGGAGGTCGGGCGCGTTGACAAGGCGAGCTGGTACGAGCGGTTCGCCTACATCATCGAAGACGACGCCTACTTCGACATGGACGCGCGCACCGAGATCAGCCGCGGTAGTTTCAACGCCATCTTCCGTCACGTCAACTGCAAATCCATCCATGTCACCGGCAAGAGCGCCCGCCGCATCGAGGCCAGCGTCTGCTACGACGAAAACCGCAGCGCCGCCAACGCCCGCCTGCTGCGCGGCATCACCTACGCTGCGGGTGACGGGGTGCTGGTGTCGCGCGATGGCGACGTGTACGGCAACCGCTGGCGCGACGCCCGGCCTGACCTGACCAGCGTGGCCGCTGGCGACGTGTCCCGGTGGCTGGACCATTGCCGGGTGCTGGTGCCGGAGGAGGCCGAGTTGAACCACTGCCTCGACGTGATGGCGTTCAAACTTCAGAACCCGCGCGTCAAGGGTCACCACGCGATCCTGCACGGCGGCGACGAGGGCTCCGGTAAGGATACGATGTGGGCTCCATTCATCTGGTCCGTGTGCGGGCCAGGTCTCAAGAACCGGGGTCTGGTGGACAACGACGGGCTCAATTCGCAGTGGGGTTACTCGTTGGAATCGGAAATCCTGATCCTGAACGAGTTGAAGGAGCCAGAGGCGTCGCAACGCCGCGCGCTCGCCAACAAGCTGAAGCCCATCATCGCCGCCCCGCCGGAGACGCTGCCGATCAACCGCAAGGGCCTGCACCCCTACGACATGGTGAACCGCGTGATGGTGCTGGCGTTCACAAACGATCCGGTCCCGATCTCGATCGGCAGTGGCGACCGCCGCTGGTTTTGCATTTGGTCGGCGGCGGGGCGGATGGATCCTGGCGCAGCGCAGAACCTGTGGCGCTGGTATCGGGCGGGAGGGTTCGAGACCATCGCCCGGTGGTTAATGGATCGCGACGTGTCCAAGTTCAACCCGGCAGCGCCGCCCATGTGGACCGAGTTCAAGGAAAACCTGATCGAGAACGGCATGAGCATCGCCGAGTCGTACATCGTGGACCAGATCCGTTCCAAAACCGGCGAGTTCGCCAAAGGCGTCGTCGCCGCGCCATTCTTCAAGTTGTGCCAGTTCTTGACGGTCAACGCGCCTGGCGGCGTCAAGATCCCGCAGGCGGCGCTCCTGCACGCCCTCAAGGAGGCCGGATGGGTGGATATGGGGCGCATTGGATCGTTCGAGCATTCCAGCAAGCGCCACATCTACGCCGCGCCTGATCTAGCGCGGACGCAGACCAAAAGTTATCTGCGAAACCTGCTAGAGCCTGTCGCCAGCGCGGAGAGTAACGTGCGCGATTTCCCCGGCAAGAAGCCCTGAACGAAAGACCCCCGGTTGCGTGAGCGACCGGGGGCAAGTAAGCGTGTCGAACAAACACTAGGACTAGGCCGTCAGACGCCTGTCTGACGCGCCGGGGCGGGTGCCCCGACGATCCGGTTCATCACCGGATCTGTTTAGCGGCAAGCGCCGCATGTTCATCATCTTCGCGCAGCGCGTGTGTTGCAGCGGCCCACGCATCTTCAATCTCGCGTGGGGGCAGATCTTCAATCACGCGCATGTTAGCACGTAAGTTCTCTATACGGTACTCCAGCGTCTCAACGGTATCGTTGATGGCGCAGGCGGTTGCGCGGTCGTCAACGCCCAACAAGCACAGCAGATCCTCAATCTCGCGCTCCATCTCATCATGAAACGTCTGTTTCTTGCGGCCTTCGCAGTAGTACGCCAGCAACGCCGCTTCATGGATTGCCTTGGCCGCAATCTGGATCTTCACGTAAGCGACCGCGTCGTGTTCGTTAATGCCAATCTTAAACATGTCAGGCTCCCCTTGTTGACGGTGGACCATCGCACGTCAGCGCGATGGTGTAAAGGATTATTCTGCGGTCAGCTTGCGCCCCAACGTCGGGTTGTTGCGCCCGCGCACGTCAGGGTTAGGCCAGACCCAGATCTCGCCCGTGTCGTCTTGGATGCAGACCCATAACAGGTGGTGTTCGTCGCCGTTGTCGATCAGGAAGTGGCACAGCGCCCGCCCCAGCGGCGTGGTGAGGGGGATGGTGGGGTTCAGCTGAAGGATCACAGACCTTCTCCCTCTTCAAAATCCAACTCGACCTTGATGCAGGCGATGCGGTTGCAACCGGCGTAAAAATCAGCGCGTTCCTTTGCGCTACAAGCTTCTGGAACAATGCCAGAGCCGTAGATATTCAACCACACCGTCCGCTTGTGGCGGGGGCGGACTTCGATGAGGTCTTTGTCTGTTATTTGACCAAAAATAGAGATACCATCTTCAGACCAACTATAGACATGCCAAACATTACTTTGGCATTTAATTGCACCATGAACCGATGCAACGCCACACCCCTTATCCGTCGCATAGATGCGGACCTCGCGGCCATCGCGGGTGCGATACTTTTTGTTAATGTCGATCATTTCCGCTCCTCCGTCAGGAACGCTGGCGCGTCCAGCGGCTCATCGCCTGCTAGCTCCGGCATGGTAGCGCGGGGCATGGTGACGGGCGCCTGCGCCTGCGCTAGGTCGCGCACCACCAGTTCGAAGTAGCCCGCGCCGTCCTGCCAGTGGTCCAGAAAGCTAGGATCGCCGCAGAGGATGCGCGCGACCTTGTCGGCGACGACTTCCAGCGCCTGCGCTTGGGCGACGTCCAATCGGTTCCAATTGCGCGACGTCCGCATGACGTTCTTGATGGCCTGCGAGTAGCCCGCGACTTCGCGGAATAGCCCGTGGGTCTGTTCGCGCTCGTTCAGGATCTGGTCTGTAATGCTCATTTGGTTTCCTTTTTTGGGTGTAGGGCGTTCATGATGGTCGTGTGGTCGCGGTTGCAGTAGATCGCGATTTTTTTCAGCGACCATCCATGCTTGCGTAGGGCCTTGTACACGTCCGCCCTAGCGCGTGTGTAAGGCAGGGTGCGGCTTGGACCCATGGCGTCGGTCCAGGTCATGCCGTGGGGCACGAGCGCGGCCTGCGCAATGCGCCTGGCGGCTGACATGGTATATTGGAAGGACGCCGGGGGCAGCGCAGGCGCGGGCGGTTCGGGCTCCGGTTCCGGTTCCGGCGGGGGCGGCGCAATGGCGGCCGGGCGGCGGGGTGGACCGCCGTTGAGACGCGCGCGGACTTGTTTGTAGTGGTCCGACAGGGCGAGGAAGTAATCGACGCTCATGGGACCATCTCCATGAGCCAGGCGCGCGCGTCCGCCTCGTTGCGAGCGTAGCCCAGCGCGCCCAGGACGGTCACGCAGCGCCATGCGCGGGCGTGGGTGCGTTTGTAGCGCACGGGGCCGTAGTGGCCCAGCAAGCGCCCGTAATAGCTCACGGTGCGCGTCGCGTCGTCGTGTACGGTGGTGGTGATCATAGTTTCCCCCATTGGTCGGCCATCGCGTCGGCGATGCCTTGGAACGTTCTGCTGCGTTCGCGCCAGCGGTTCGGGCCGGGCGACATGCGGTGGACGCGTTGGGTGCGCCCGTCCACAATATTAGTCGGGTGCAAGGGCGCAAGATTTTTGAGCCACAAGCAGGTTGCTTTGGTTTCGCCATGCCCGAATTGCCAAGGTTGAAGCTGTTGCGATGCGGGCGCAAAGTTTCGAATGCGTTCGCGGGCGTGGCGGTGCATGATCGGGTTCTCAACGGCCACACGATCAATCGGGGCGTTCCAGAATGCGGAGAATAGGTCCGCCGCTTCGTCTAGATCCGCCCACATTTGCGCCAGCGTCTTGCCCTTGGGTGGACGCGATAGCCAACGCACGCCACTGTTGCAAAGCCTAGTGCATGGCGGGTGCGCGACCATGAGCAAATCCCAACCATCGCCTAGCAGGTCGCGCGCGTCACCTATGATGTGCTGGTTCGCGTGATCTTCAGACGGTAGCAGGTCGCATGACCAGGCGTCGTGCCCGCGCGCGGCGAACGCCCGGCGGACTACGCCGGAATATTCGCAGGCGATCAAGACGCGCATCACGCCCTCTTGTTCTGAGCGCGCACCGCGCGCAGGATCTCCTGCCCGTCGCTCGCCCAGACGCCGGAGGCGCAGGGGCACGGGTGCGATGGTAGCTCGCGGGCAAGCTCGCGGGCCTGTAGGGCGCGGATGGCGCTCAGGACGGCCTGGCCGTAGGCGTGGCGGTCGGGGTCGGGCGCGCGCCTGTAACAATTCAGCCCGGCAAGGTGCGGATAGGGCTTTTGGTCGGCGTGCGGGTCGGCGATGGATTTCTTGCGCTTTGCCATGGTCAAGCGTCCTTTGTCGCGGGTTGAGAAGGAAAAGTAAGTAAGTATTCCAAGAGATCGAACATTTCTTCAACGGCGGCGCGGGCGGTGTTCAATTGCGCCCGCACAAGTTCGCGTTCCTCAATGTCAACCGTGTCGATAACCTCTTCAATTCGAATTAGGTCACTTAGCGCGCCATACATAAACGTAATAATTTCGGGCTCATTAGGGTCAGTCATGGGTCAGACCTCCAGATCTATATGAACGCCAGCGCCATCAGGGCGCCGATAAACGCCATTGCGGCGAGGGTCAGGGTCAGTTCGATGATCGCTATCATTGCTGAGGTTCCGTTGCGGGGGGTGCGGGGGGCGACGCGCAGGGTTGCGCGCCGTGGGGGCGATGGGGCGTATGGGTGTCACGCGCACTAGCGCAACTCGGCGTCGGTTGCGTACCAATTGCGCTGGTCACGGGCGCCAGCGTCTAGGGCGCGTTCCTCATGGTAGCGGACCAGTTCGCGCCGCTCGCTCATGAGCTTCTCAATTGCAGCATTGCAGCGAGCGCGTTGGACCGGGTCGCGTGTTGTGTCGCGGACGTGCTCTTGCCAGAAAATGCAATTGTCGATGGTTTTTGTGTTTGCGGTCATGTTCACGCCTCCACTTCGTCGGTTTCGGTTTCATCGTCGGCGTAGTCCGCCATTTGATGCTTGGCGATTTCTTGCCAGTTGACGTCACTGAGGAACGCAAGCGCATAATCAAGCGCAAGGCCTTTGCCGTCCATTTCGATGAGCTCATAAGCTTGGCTTTGCAGCGCATCGGCGAGTTCGTAGAAGTCATGCGGCGTGCGCCCCATAATGTCGCGCGGGCTTTGCCCATCGAACATTTCGAGATTGACGCGCCATGTGGCGTAATTGGTCCAGCCGTTGTATGTGTTGTTCATGTTGTTCGATCCTTGTTTGATCTCATCAGACGGCGCGTTACGCCGTGACGGGCAAGCTTGCCCGTTTCGACCTGTTAGCGGCGCACACCGGCAAAATGCGCGAATGGCGTGATGAACTGCTGATAGAGCCTGTTGGCGTCATTTCCGATTTGGTCTGACAGATCATCGTACTGGTCTTGCGTAAGCTCGCCGCGCATCAGTTGTGCGTCTGCGCGGTCGAACGCCTGCTCCACTGCGCGCTCGATTTTGGTTTCGGTCACGTCACCATAAATGTAAAGCATTGTCTTACCCTTTCTTAGAACGCGCCGTAGGCGGCATAATGTTCGATGAAATCGCGGTCCAGATACGCGCCGTGTTTGACGTTGTAGCGGCGCATTGAACGGTCCAGCTTCACCAGCTTTTTGCGAATGTAGAAGCTGACCAGGTCTTGCGCGCGGTCTGGCGCGATTTCCGCGATGGTCACGAAGATGTCGGCGAGGTTATCGCGCGCGTCAAATTCGGCTTTTGCCAAATCAAGCAGGTGGTCATGAGCGTAGTGCATGTTCGGTCTCCGTGTTGGCGCTCTGATTGGCGCTCTATGACGCCGCCCGTGGGCGGCGCTTAGAGCGTCAAGCAGCGCGGCGGGCAGCTAGGTCAGCGTCGATGACCATCGCCAGCGCGGCGGACAAGATGGCGTGTTGCGCGGGTTCAAGCAGCGCGGCCGCCATCATGTGCTTGCGATCGTACATGGCGATCTTGCGCGCGTTGGCAAGAGTGGGGGTGGTCTGGAAGGCGTTAAGCAGCTTTGTCATTTTCTTGCTCCGTTTCGATGACTAACCCTACTCTCGTCATTTAGGCTCGTAAAGCTTTTTCTTGCAAATTAGCAAAAAAAGTTTTTGGGCGCGTTTTTGGTAGCCTGTTAGGCTAGTGATTAGGCGCGCGCATTGCCAAGGATTGCAAGGCTTTTGGCTATTTAGACTAGATTGGATATATGAATTAATGAACTTTATAATTATACATATATATACTGTAGAATAGAATTGTAGGCCGTGACTTGACCCGCGACGTTTCCCGTTTTGGGTGCGACTGAAATTCAAAAGACTATCTGCCTAAATGGCCAAACAAGCCCCATCGCACCCGCGCACCCAGGCGCATCACATGGGCTCATTAGGCACATTGGGCTACCGCTTGCCCATAGCCCAAAAGGCCCAAGGCCATGACGCCAGCTGGCGATGCAATGACGCCATGCGACCGGCTTGCTACTAGCCTAAAAGACCCAAGCCCCAAGCCCTATCGCCTGCCCTGCCCTGCCCTGCCCTGCCCTGCCCTGCCCTGCCCTGCCCTGCCCTGCCCTGCCCTGCCCTGCCCTAGGGATAAAAGCCTAGGAAAATCGAGGGGGGGGCAGGGCCTTGCGCCGCCCGGTCACGGTCACGGAGGGATTGCAAACAATTTTTTTTAAATATAAAATGTCTTACATGACATGGCACACGCTTCCACACGACACGCGCAAGCTTCAGGCAACTGAGGCGCGGCTTGACGCAATCTATTGGGCAGCGCGTAATGGCTTGAAGGGCGACACGCTGGCGCTGGCTGCTGGAATGCGTCCGTCCGAGTATCGGCAGCTCTGCGAGTTCGACCCGCTGACGGAGATGGCGGAACAGAAGGGGCGCGCTGACGGCGAAATGGAGATTTCTGGTATATTGCATAACGCGGCGCGGGCGGGCGACGCCAAGGCGGCGTTGGAGATCTTGAAGCACGCGCATGGGTGGACGGCCAAGACGGCGTTGGACATCAACATAGATCAGACCATATCGGTCAAGCACGCCTTAGAGATGGCCCAGCAGCGGGTGCTGGAGGGGGCGTTTACTGTCGTGGAACAGTTAGAGGACATGGACCGTGCAAGCACCAATCTATTCGGCTCAGGACGAGATGGAGCTAATGTCGCGGTTGTGGACGCCCGCGCTGAAGAACGATCCGTTAAAGTTTGTCCTGTACGCGTTTCCGTGGGGGCAGAAGGGGACGCCTCTTGAGGACTTTGCTGGCCCGCGCCGTTGGCAGCGCGAGGTGCTGGCGGAACTGGCGGAGCACATAGCGCAGAACAACGGCAAGATTGATTTCGACACGCTGCGGATGGCGACCAGCTCGGGGCGCGGCATTGGCAAGTCGGCGCTGGTGTCGTGGTTGGTGATCTGGATGCTATCGACGCGCATCGGGTCCACGACCATCGTGTCGGCCAACTCGGAAGCGCAGCTCAGGTCGGTAACGTGGGCGGAGATAACCAAGTGGCTGTCCATGAGCTTGAACAGCCACTGGTTTGAGATCAGCGCCACCCGCGTCGCTCCGGCCAAGTGGCTAACGGAGATCGTGGAAAAGGATCTGAAGATGGGCACGCGCTATTGGGGCGCGGAAGGGCGGCTGTGGAGCGCGGAGAATCCCGACGCCTACGCGGGGGTGCACAACTTCCAGGGTGTGATGCTGGTGTTTGATGAGGCCAGCGGCATCGAGGACAGCATCTGGTCGGTGGCGGCGGGGTTCTTTACGGAGAACACGCCCAACAGGTTCTGGATGGCGTTCAGCAACCCACGGCGCAACAGCGGGTACTTCTACGAGTGCTTCAACGGCAAGCGGGACTTCTGGCGCAACAAGATTGTGGACGCCCGGTCGGTCGAGGGGACCGACAAGGCGGTGTATCAGCAGATCATCGACGAGTACGGGGCGGACAGCAACCAAGCCTACGTCGAGGTCTACGGGCAGTTTCCCAGTGCGTCGGACGACCAGTTCATCGGCAGCCACCTGGTTGACGAGGCGATGGACCGCGTCAAGTGGAAGGATCAGTCGGCACCCATCGTCATCGGCGTGGACCCAGCGCGGTTTGGAGCGGACTCGACGGTCATTGCCGTGCGGCAAGGCCGGGACATCATCGCTATCAAGAAGTACCGGGGCGACGACACGATGGAGGTCGTGGGGCGCGTGATCGAGGCTATCGAAGAGTACAAGCCTGCGCTGGTCGTGGTGGACGAGGGCGGGCTGGGCGCGGGCGTCGTGGACCGGCTCAAAGAGCAACGGTACAAGATCAGGGGCGTCAACTTCGGGTCCAAGAGCAAGAACCCGCTCATGTGGGGCAACAAACGAGCGGAGATGTGGGGCGAGCTGCGGACGTGGCTCAAGACGGCCAGCCTGCCTAAGGACCGCTACCTCAAGAGCGACCTGATCGGCCCCATGATGAAGCCGGACAGCAAGGGTACGATCTTCTTGGAAAGCAAAAAAGACATGAAGGCGCGGGGGTTAGCGTCGCCTGACGCGGCGGACGCCATCGCTGTCACGTTCGCGTTCCCAGTGGCGCACCGGGAGTACGTTGACCGTGGGCCAAGAAGGGGGTACTCTGCGGGCGGAATTACAACCTCATGGATGGGATCGTAACCATGTCCACCAGCACCAAATCAATCGGCGTTGCTTTTGAAGACCAGAACATCATTGGTTCGGATTTTGTCTTGGCTGGCGGTCAGCTTGGCTATTCGACCGACGCGCAGGGCGCGGTCACGCAGCTCACCAGCAAGTCTACCGGCGTGACCCTGGACAAGTCTTGCGGTCAGATCACCATGAACAACGCGGCGTTGGCGGGCACCACCAACGTGACGTTTACTCTGACCAACTCGCTAATTGGCGTCAAAGACGTGCTGGTGCTGAATGTGTATGGTGGCACCGCTGGTTCGTACAACGTGTGGGTCAGCGGTCTGGCTACTGGATCGGCCACCATCACCGTGCGTAACATCACGGGCGGTTCGCTGTCTGAAGCCATCGTGATCAACTACGCCATCATCCACGGACAGTAACATGCCCCTTAAAAAATCTGCGTCGCCCAAGGCGTTCAAGGCCAACGTGGTGGCAGAGGTAAAAGCTGGTAAACCGCCCAAACAGGCGGTTGCCATTGCCTATTCGGTCAAGCGAGCCGCAGCAAAGCCATCAAAGGGCAAGTGACATGGCTAAGTCCGTTTCTTTATCGGTTGGACGCGGGGAAAAACTACCCGTCAGCAAAGGTGCTGGTCTGACGGCCAAAGGGCGTGAAAAGTACAACCGGGAAACGGGCTCTAACTTGAAAGCGCCCGCTCCTAGCCCTAAGACTGAGGCAGACAAGGGCCGCAAGGCTTCGTTCTGCGCAAGGATGGGCGCAGTAGCGGCTAACGCCAAAGACGGTGAACGCGCCAAAGCGGCGCTTAAACGGTGGAAATGCTGATATGGCTACCAAACCTGGGCTGTACGCCAACATCAACGCCAAGCGCGAGCGCATCAAAGAAGGCTCGGGCGAAAAGATGAAGAAGCCCGGCGCGGCGGGCGCTCCGACTGCCAAGGCCTTCAAAGAATCAGCTAAAACTGCAAAGAAGAAATAGATGGATTACTCAGGGGTAGCTGCGGCAGGCCGCGTGTCAAGCGGGGGCGGGTCTCGTAAGAAAGACCCTGCTACCGTCATGGACACCATGCGTAGCCGTCTGACGATGGCTATTGCTGCCTATTCCGAAAGCCGTGAAGATGAGTTGGACGACCTTCGGTTCTTCGCCGGGTCGCCTGACAATCAATGGCAGTGGCCTGCGGATGTGTTGGCTACCCGTGGTTCGGTGCAAGGGCAGACGATCAACGCCCGGCCTTGCCTGACCATCAACAAGTTGCCGCAGCATGTCAGACAGGTAACGAATGATCAGAGACAGAATCGCCCAAGCGGTAAAGTCATTCCTGTCGATGACAAGGCGGACGTGGAAGTCGCTGAAATCTACGATGGCATTGTTCGCCATATTGAGTATATGTCGGACGCAGACGTGGCTTACGATACTGCTTGCGAGAATCAGGTAACGTATGGCGAGGGCTACATCCGGCTGCTCACGGAATATAACGGCGATGACACGTTCGATCAGGACATCCGCATCGGGCGCATTCGCAACTCTTTTAGTGTCTACATGGACCCCACCATTCAAGATCCATGCGGATCTGACGCCAAATGGTGTTTTATCACAGAAGATCTTACGCGTTCTGAGTACGAGCGCCTTTTCCCCGACGCCATGCCTGTCTCGTCCATCCAGCAGCAAGGCGTGGGCGACGAAAACCTGTCTAACTGGCTCAACGAAGATGTAGTCCGTATTGCGGAATACTTTTACATTGAATACGAGCCCGCCAAGCTTAATTTGTACCCCGACAACCGCACTGCGTTTGAAGGAAGCCGCGAAGACGCCATGTTCAAGGCGTCTGGTTTGACTCCGCTCAAGAGCCGCAACGTAGATCGCAAGCGTGTCAAGTGGTGCAAGACCAACGGCTATGAAATGTTGGAGGAAAACGACTGGGCGGGCCAATGGATTCCGGTCATTCGCGTTGTTGGCAACGAATTTGAGGTCGATGGCCGTCTTTTTGTGTCTGGATTGGTGCGAAACGCCAAAGACGCCCAGCGGATGTACAACTATTGGGTGTC